GAGTCAAGTGTAGGGTCAGTCAAGCTGGCATGAGACTAGCCAGCTTGTCCTGCCCTACCTACACTTGACAAACGCCGAATGGAATGGGTAGGAAATTAATTAAAAATAGTAAGTTTGTTCACAAGTGAGAAAGGAGAAATTTATGGTATTTAAAAAACGTAAAAAATCAAAATTATTAGATATTGGTAAAAGTATGCCTACACTGTATCATACATTGCCTAATGAAGAATTTGATTATGATAAATCGCAAGTCTTGAAATGGATTGCTAGTCAACCAGAGTTGTTGAAATATATGCACAATAAGTTATCAAACATTGGATACATTGAATACGATAAAACTACCGGAACATGGAAAGGTATCGATGTACATGATTGAGTTTTTTATCCCAATGGAGAACATACCTACAACGACTCATCAACAGAAACAAGTAACATGCCGAAATGGTAAGCCACACTTTTACGAGCCACCAAAGCTAATCGAAGCTAGAGCGAAGTACATGGCATACTTGTCACAATTTGCTCCTCAAGAGAAAATCACTGGTGCAATTCGCTTAACTGTGAAATGGATTTTCCCAATGGTAAAAGGTAGCTACAACGGTCAGTACAAAACGACTAAACCAGATACGGATAATCTACAGAAGCTATTAAAAGATTGCATGACTGAATTAGGATACTGGGTAGATGATGCATTGGTAGCATCTGAAATTGTAGAGAAATTCTGGGGTAAAACTACTGGTATTTATGTCCGTGTGGAGGAATTGAAATGAGCTTAGATTATCGTGCGTTCTACAACGATGTAGTTGATTGGATCTATCAAACTCAAGAAGTAGAACGAATCAAAGGATTCGGTACAGATGAATACATGGACTGGATAGTCCAATCAGTCGTCCAGATATGCGAAAAATACAATAATGATAAATTCGTACATAAACAAATGCGAATGCTGTGGAATCATATCGATGATGCAGTTATCAAAACGATTGGGAAGTGAATAAATGGAGAGTACATTTGGAAAATGTGAAACAGGTCGATGTCATGAATATCAAAATATCGAGATTGTAAAGATCGATGGTAAGAAATATGTAAAACGAAAAAGAGATGGCAAAATCATGCATGCAAACAAGGAGGGGGTTAGTCGTGCTAATACTAAACGAAAAATTAAAAGACAACGTAACAGTTATTTTGAATCCTAGCCATATTGTAATGATTAAGGATTACGGAGATGGTGCAGTAATTAGCACTACCCTAAATTCCAGAACAGGAACGGTATATGTGAAAGAATCAAAAGAAGAAGTATTAAGAATGATACAAGAGGAGATGTTTTATTACGATGAATTTTAGAGAAATTACAGATTATATGTATCAAATTTATGAGAAGAAAAATGCAGACTATGGCGATAGCTTCAGCAAAACATTTGATGAATTTGGCTTAACGGCATCAGCTATTCGTATTAATGATAAGACAGAACGATTCAAGAAGTTGATTAAACAAAATGCTCAAGTGCAAGATGAATCAATTAAGGATACGTTGCTGGATCTGGCAAATTATGCAGTATTGACTCTAATGGAGATGTCGAAGAAGTGAGGTGTAGTGGAATGAAATTGATTAAGTTGAATAAATTTGAAGATTTGGTTACAGCAGAAAAGGCAGAAGAAATCTATTTCAACGCAGATAAAATTATTAGTGTTAGACAAAAAAGTAACCATTCTGAAATTGATGTTGCGTATGCGAATGGGTGGCGTAGCTGGAAAGTGCAAGAAACCATTGAGGAGATTCAATATCAATTAGAGGATAAACCTATTAATAAACCACGAGTAGGGGTACGTATCAAAGATATTCGCATGGAAAAAGGAATGACAACAAAAGAGTTTGGTGCTTTATTCGGTGCTAGTGATAGTAATGTTACCTCATGGGAAAAAGGTAGAACTTTACCCAACAAAGAACGCTTAAGAAAGATTGCAGATATAGCAGGAATGACAGTACAGAAATTGTTAGAGGGGTAGAACAATGAACGAAAGAAGAATTAGACAGCTATTTCTAGAACACGTTCAAGAATTGGCTGGTGTCGATACGTTACAAGTTTATGTTGATGTCCGTCATTTTTTTACCACTAATTTTACAGAAAACGATAGTGAATCTATGTGTCGAGTTATAGGTAGTTTTATATTGCCGTTTGCATCAATGAAAAAAGTGGTAAATTATATTCAATTTTGCGAAGGTCCATGGATAATGGTTGAGTTGACAGAAGAAACAAAAGAAATGCGAAAACACAACGCAAACTGGTTAGTGGATTATGTGGAAGGAATGGAGAATAACAAATGAGCATAATTAATTACATTGAACACCTTGCTGGAAAAGATAAGTTAGAAATTGAATTTAAGATCCATGATTATATTAAATGGGCAGGTTTGAAAACAGTTGGAAATTTTGATGAAGATATTTATTTTCAACTTCATAGATTAATGAAATGTTATTATTTTCATACACAAATAACTCCATACTCTCACTTTCCAGTGTTAGATTTCATTTTTAATGGAGTTAACATTGTTTCTGAAATTATTGTGGATGACGATGTTATAAAAGTGACTTTCACGAAAGAAAGTTTATTTCTTAGAACTAGATATGATTGGATTACAATAATGTTGTGAGAGGAGAAAAAATATGGAATTTGGACAACAGTTAAAAACGATTCGAAAAGAAAAAGGCATGACTCAAGTACAATTAGCTAAATTCTTAGATGTTAGTGAAGCTTCTGTTCGCAATTGGGAACAAGGAGTTTCTAAACCAAACCGTACTTGTCGCCAAATTTTAAAAGATAAATTAGGTATCGATTACTCGCCTGCTGTACAGAGAAAAAATAATTTCTATCACTTGAAAGCTAGATTAAAACAATATCAAAATGAGCCGATGCTACCGATTTACAAATCTAAATATCTGGATCAGTTATTAGGACATTTAAAATGGGCAATGGTAACAGAAAATACAGAAAATGAGATGCGTTTAATTGGAGCTATTACAAGACAATTAATGCAACATTGCTTTAAGCGTAATTTTGAGTTTGAAGCTTGTTTGGCAAAAGCGATGGAGTGTTTAAAGAATAGAGGAGAGGAAAACAAAGATGAGTAGAGTAGAAGAATTAGAAAACGAAATTAAAGGACTAGAAAACAGAAAAATAGCATTACTGAAAGAGTTGGAAATCGAGAAACAGAAAACGAATCTTGAGTACCCACCGTTAAAATTGAATCAGTATTATTGGTTTATAAATGGTGAAGGGTTGGATTTTCGTACTAAGTGGGACGCAGATGGTTTTGATAAACGCAGAAGTGAAATAGGTAATGTTTTTGTTACTAGAGAAGAAGCAGTAAAAGAAATAGACAGACTTAGTTTGTTAACACGATTCAGACAATTTAGAGATAAATGTAATGGCGATTGGAAAATAGATTGGAAGCGTTCTGCCAAATTTTTCATTGAATTTTATTATGGTGATGGCGAAGAAGGATTGCGTTCTGAATGGTATCTGTGTTCAAATGACTTTAATCTATTTGGTTATTTTAAAAATAAAGAAGATTGTGACCGTGCTATCGAGTTGTTCGGAGATGAAATTAAACGATTGTGGGTGGATGAATGAAATTCCTAGATTTATTTGCAGGTATCGGTGGATTCCGATTAGGGATGGAATCTGCAGGACATGAGTGCATCGGATTCTGTGAGATTGATAAATTTGCTAGAGAATCCTACAAGGCTATTCATAATACAGAGGGGGAGATTGAATTACATGACATCACGACAGTTACAGACGAGTTTGTTCGAGGAATCGGAAGTGTGGACATTATCTGTGGAGGATTTCCGTGCCAAGCTTTCTCAATTGCAGGAAACAGACGAGGTTTCGAAGATACTCGAGGAACTCTATTTTTTGAAATCGCTAGGTTCGCATCTATTCTCAGACCTAAGTATTTATTCCTTGAAAATGTTAAAGGACTCCTCAATCATCAAAAAGGGGATACTTTCGAGAGAATGCTCAGAGTCCTGGATGAATTGGGGTACAACGTGGAATGGCAAGTGCTTAACAGCAAAAATTTTGGAGTCCCCCAGAATCGAGAACGAGTGTTTATTATCGGACATCTTAGAGGAGAACGTACCAGAAGAATTTTTCCTATCAGCGGAAAAAATGAACAATCTGATACAGAATCAAAAATCAAAGTAATTGGAAATACTAAGAACCCGAACGGGAGTAGCAAAGGAACAAGAACTTTGGTGTACGATAAAAACGGTATTGTTGGAGCGTTAATGGCAACAGATTATAAAGTGCCTAAACAAGTCGCTATTCCAGTACTCACACCAGAACGAGTGAATAAACGACAAAACGGTAGACGATTTAAAACAAATGGTGAGCCGATGTTTACACTCACCGCTCAGGATCAGCATGGTATTTTAATAGAAAATAAGAAATTGAAAATCCGCGAAGCTACTACAAAAGGCTATGCAGAAGCTAGTGTTGGAGATAGTGTCAATATCGCTAACATTAATTCAAAAACGAAAAGAGGACGAGTAGGCAATCAGATTGCAAATACTCTACTAGCATCTGAACAGCAAGGAGTGGTCGGATCTGACTACCGTATTAGAAGGCTAACACCTAGAGAATGTTGGAGACTACAAGGATTTCCAGATTCTGCATTTGATAAAGCTCAAGCCGTAACATCAAATAGCCAATTATATAAACAAGCTGGAAATAGCGTAACAGTAAATGTGATTGCTGAAATTGCAAAATATTTTGAGGAGGATGAGGAATGATTAGTATTAACGATGTAAATTGCGAATATTTATGGACCGTCAATGGAATGGAATTTACGGAAGATGTAAAAGAATGTTGGAACAGTATGGACTTTCAAGAAAGATGTAAATATTTAACTACAAAACCTGATAGAATTGAGTTTTCTGCCAGAGAAGTATTAGATGATTTATTTGTACAAGCAGAAGAAAGTTATGATGTTGAAGATATGTATGACGGGTTATATCACGATACAACAGATGAATTCGTTAATCGATTTCAAGAAATACTTGACGAAATTTCCGGATTTCATTCTGCCGAGTTTTTTACAGCAGATGATGAAATTGATCCAACGATTGATTTAAAGGAAGTGTAGAAATGAATAAAGTTACAGTGTATACGAAGAAGAATTGTCCACAATGTATGATGACAAAAGAATACATGGATGCATTGAATATTGAGTACGAAACGATTGATGTGACTGATAATGATGAAGCTAGAGAACATGTTAAAGAATTAGGATTTACATCATTACCAGTGGTCGTAGTAGAAGATGGAGAAGCTTGGTTTGGATTCAGACCAGATAACATTGATTTATTAAAGTAGGTGGTGCGATGACATTAAGTAAAAGACAATTGGCTTATTTTGAAGAATTGTTTGCAGATTATCATAATTATCAGAAGAAGATTAATTTAAGAAAAGCTGAGTTGTCGATACGTGAATTAGATGAAAATGTGGGTGGCGGTAAGTCGAACATCATGAGTAAATCTCTAGAAATTCAAGTGATACGAGAAATGAGTGATAAAAAACTACAATTCTTAGAACGAGCATACAACGCTATTACAAGTATTATCGAGGAATCAGCAGAAGATACACTGAAAGTGATTAATTGCAGATTCTTTCAGAATAACGGTTTAAATTCTTGGTCTACTGTATCTAGTATTCTTGGGATTAGTGTTAAGAAAGTATATCAAGTACGTTATCAAGTGCTTGAAAAATTCGGAAATAAAGTAGGATTATGCAATACAAGTGATGATTAAAATGAGTGAAAAAAAAACGAGTATCTTTTTCCTTTTTTTCTATCTATACTTGTAGTATAGAAATTGTGCGATAAGCCAGATTTTTTGGTCTCCTTTCCTTGTTTTTTGCTGGCTTATCAAACATGAGAGTCTTCTTAATGAAGGCTCTTTTTATTTTATGAGAGAGGTGGTGGAAAATTGGCACAATTGACACTGAAACAAAAAAAGTTTGCTGATGAGTACATCGTCAGCGGAAATGCTACAGAATCAGCGATAAAAGCAGGATATAGCAAGAAAACAGCGAACAGAATAGGTTCGGAAAACTTGTCAAAACTTGACATTAAAAACTATATAGATGAACGACTGAAAGAAATCGAATCAGACAAGATAGCGGATCAGCAAGAAGTTTTAAAATATTTGACTGCTGTTATGCGTGGAGAAATGACAGAACAAACTTTGAAAAGTGTTGGAGAATCTGGACAAGTCATCACTGAGATTGATGTCGGAGCTAAAGATAGAATCAAAGCGGCCGAGCTTTTAGGAAAACGATACAGATTGTGGACAGATAAGTCAGAAGTAGAAGTAACTGGAGCGGTGGTGTTTACGAATGAATCCGACATACCAGATTAAGTCAACGGACACAGTCGTCAATCTACCAAAAATGGTCGGATCTGGTTATGGTGCTTTTTGGAAGTCACGAAACTTCTATCGTGTTGTCAAAGGGTCTCGTGGTTCTAAGAAGTCTAAGACAATAGCGTTAAACTTTATCGTTCGATTGCTCAAGTATCCATGGTCTAACCTGTTAGTTGTTCGTAGATATTCAAACACGAATAAGCAATCGACTTATACTGATTTTAAATGGGCAGTGAATCGTTTGAAAGTCGCTCATAAGTTTAAGTTTAATGAGTCGCTACCAGAGATTACTGTAATCGATACTGGACAAAAGATATTGTTCCGAGGATTAGATGACGAGTTGAAAATCACATCTATTACGGTTGATGTTGGGTCGTTATGCTGGGCTTGGTTTGAGGAATGCTACCAAGTCGAGACAGAAGACAAGTTTAGTACAGTAGTAGAATCGATTCGTGGTAGTATTGATGCACCAGATTTTTTTAAACAAGTTACAATATCGTTCAATCCATAAATTGTGGCTTTTACCAGAAATGGTAATTGAAAAACCTTCTTAAAACGGTGGAGGTCTCTAAAAGAGAAAATACCGTGCTAATGCTTATTGCTTAGAGTGAAAATTAATGGTAAAATATGAATATAGGAGGTGTTTATATGTACTATATTTATATTTTTAGAGTAAAAAAAGATGGTAAAATCATTTACGTTGGAAGCACTAGAACTATAGGGTCTCGTTTGAACGAGCATAGAAGAGGAATGCGTGAAATAGAACGAGAACAACCTATACATAAATATCTAAAAAGTAATAATTTAAGTTTGATTACTGATGTGGAATTTAGTGTGATAGATTATGCAGAAAGTAAACAAGAAGCTTTAGAAAAAGAAAGTTATTATTTTAATAAATATCAAAAAACGTTGGTAAATATTTGGGATGCTGAGGATAGGACAGAAACAAATTCTCCTGTAAGAAAACCGTTGGTAAGTGCTGATGGTAAATTATCTTTTGCATCACAAAGAGAAGCATCCAGATACTTTGGAATTAGTCGATACCAAGTCTTCCAAAAAGTAAAGGCAGGGGAATTGATAGAAGTCGATGTAGATGGAAAATTTAAAAATGAAGCGACTGGGGAAGTTTTTATCAGTGCGTATCAACTAGGAAAAAGATATAACTTAGATAGTAAGAGATTAAACGAATTATCTAAAAAAGGAACTCTAATCATTAATGGAATGACAATAAGAAAAGTGTAACGACTATCGAAACAGAGAAAAGGCATCGTTGAGATGTCTTTTTTTAATGGAGTAGAGTACATTCAAGCGAATGGAAACGGAAGGCATCTGTAAAGATGATGATATAGTCTAATCTATATGGTGACATATAGCGGTTCATAATAGAACGGTCGTGTCTTAGCGAAACACGATGAATACAAATGGGAACGAACGACACTGGCTTAAACGTGTATTCTTTGATGAAGAAACAAGGCGAGATGATACATTTGCAATCACGACTACATTCAGATGCAACGAGTGGCTAGACGAGGTCGATATTAAACGATATGAAGACTTATACGTTACGAATCCAAGACGTGCCAGAATCGTATGTGATGGTGAGTGGGGAGTTGCTGAAGGATTAATTTATGAGAACGTAACAGTTAAGAACTTTAATAAAGATGAACTGCTGGAAACAGGTCGATATGAATTAGCAATCGGACTTGACTTTGGGTTTACTCACGATCCGACAGCATTATGTTGCTCGTTGATTGACGAAGCAAATAAAGAGATTTACGTATTCGATGAAGGTTACAAAGTTGGTTTAATTACGAAGCAAGTAGCTGAATTAATCCAGTCAAAAGGCTATGCAAAATCAACCATTATAGCTGATAGTGCAGAGCCTAGACTAATTCAAGAGTTACGTACTGAGTACGGTATCTCAAGAATTAAAGAAAGCCGTAAAGGTAAAGATAGTATTATGGCAGGCGTATCCAAGTTACAAGGATACGCTATTTTTGTGCATCCAAGTTGTACCAACATCATGGATGAGTTTTACAGCTATTGCTATCAACAAGACAAAGAAGGTAACTGGCTCAATAAGCCAGAAGACAAGAACAATCACTTGATGGATGCTTTACGTTACAGTTTGCAATGCATTGAGAGCGGTAAAGCAATCGTTAAGAGCAAATCATTATTAGGAATTAGATAAGGAGGGAAACAATGACAATCACACTAGATAGAGAATTGATGCCAGATGGCATTCCAACGCCAGAAATCCTTGAATACTGTATCAAGCAACATCAAGGAACATTAGCACGATTGAATAAACTATCAGACTATTACGATGGTAAACAAGACATTTCAAATCGTACATTTGGGAATCCAAATATTCCAAATCACAAAATCGTAGCGAATCATGCGAAGTATATTGTGGATATAGCCACTGGTTTCTTGGTAGGTAATCCAATTGCTTATTCTGGTTCGCAAGTCGATAAGATTTTAGATGAGTACAGTAGAATGGATATCGTCAGCCACGATACAGAGTTGGAAAAGGATTTGTCTGTATTTGGAATTGGATATGAGCTAATGTATTTAGCTCCAATTGACGAAGGAGATACAGAGATTAGAATCAAGTCGATTGACCCACGAGGTATTTTCGTGGTGACAGATGATACTGTCGATAAGAATCCACTATTTGGAGTACATTACCAACAACGATTCAAATTAGATGGCTCATTGAATTATTACTTAATCAATGTATACACAGCAGATAAGATTTTCACTTATCATGCCAAAGGATTATCAAAAGGACAGATGACTTTATTTGAAGAATCTGAGCATTATTTTGGTGCAGTGCCTGTCGTTGAATACAGAAACAATGAAGAACGACAAGGCGATTTTGAACAACAAATATCGCAATTTGATGCATATAATCTGTTGCAATCAGACCGCATCAACGAGAGTGAGCAACGAGTAAACTCGATTCTATTTATCAAAGGATTTACACTTGGTGAAGACAATTTAACTCACGATTCGATTATTGAAACGACTGAGAAAGATAGTGACTTGAAGTGGCTGATTAAAGAGATTAAAGAAGCTGATAACGAAGTCTTAAGACAATCATTGCTAGATGACATTCACAAATTTAGTTACATTCCATCGATGACAGACGAACACTTTGCAGGTAACGTATCTGGTGAAGCGATGAAATATAAGTTATTTGGCTTGTTACAGCTATTAAGTATCAAGACAAGGTATATGAGTAAGTCGTTGCGTAAACGCCTAGAATTGATGCGAAATATCCTAAATACGAAAGGTTCTAACATTGATATCTCAGATGTTAAAATCACGTTTAAACCAAATCTACCAATCAACACAAATGACTTAGCAAGTATCATTAATCAGTTGAAAGGTATCTTACCATTGGAAACTCTAATCGGATGGTTACCAGATATTGACGATCCGGCTGAACAATTGCAAAAGCTTGAGGAAGAACAAAGCAAGTCGATTCAGAATCAACAGCAAGCGTTAGGCAACGGCACGCTACCTAAGTTTGATGAGGTAGAAGCAGATGAAGAAGGATAACGAAAACGACTATTGGAAGAAACGTGCGATTCGTGATTCTGTCAAGATGTTTTTGAATGCAGAACAAACTGAAAAACTTATTGATTCGGCTTATGATTACGCAAAGAATTTGTTAACAAACGAGATTCTATCGTTAGTAAAGAGAGCTAAAACGAAAACAGGTTACGATATCGAAAAGGTTATTAAACTCTTAAAAGAAGAAGTGCCAACGAGTGAGTTAATTCTTTTGAATCAAATGGTTAAAACGACTAAAGATAAGAAAACTAAAAAGTATTTGCAAAAGACTTTGGATTTACTAGCAATTCAGTTTCGTATTAGCAGACTCGATGTACTCCATACTAAAGCTTTAATCCTAGCTAAAAAAGTAGGAGAACAACAAGAAAAGCTAAGCACGAAACTATTTAAGCAGATTATCACGGACACTCACAAAGAAGAACGAAGTAATTTGCTTGAGATTCGTGAAGAAAAGCTACCAGAGCCAGTCATGCTTGATGAGAATAATAATCCGAAGAAGCTAATCAAGCTGACTGAAGATGTGGAAGTTAAGCCACCAAAAGGTAGCGAGGTTATCACTCCTAAAATCATCGATACAAAAGAAGTCGACAAAGCTCAAGTAGACACGTTACTAAAAAGTAGCTGGCATGGAGATAACTATTCTCGCCGGATCTGGAAAGATACGGACCAGCTTGCCAAGAAGTTACAACAGCTTTTCACTGTGGAAAGTATGACTGGAATGTCAGAGCTAGATATGGCAAGAGAAATTGAACAATATATGTATGATGCATTTCTATTGAACAAGAACATTGCTCGTAGATTAATCCGTACTGAAGCTAATCGATTCCATACTCAAGCAAAGATTCAACAGTGGGAGAAGATGGGACTTAAGCACGTTAAGTACGTTGCGGTATTGGATAATAGAACATCGACTATTTGCGAGGATTTAAACGGCTCGATATTTGCAATGGACGAGCTAGAGACTGGAGTTAACTGTCCACCGATGCATCCTTGGTGTCGCTCAATTATTCAAGCTTATTTTGGACCAGTGATAGAGTTTCATACGTATAACGATCCGATAAGAGAAGTTATGGGGAGCATGTTTGAAAGCCACCCAAAAGAAACTGAAAAAGTAATCGAAGAATTAAGAGGTATGGGGATAAAAGTGTTCTTTGTGGACAATAAGAAAATGTCTTATTCTCCAGGTTCTGCTAAGTCCGGTTATTCAGGACATATTAGTATTAATAAAGACGCTAGTTATTCTGCACTGATGCACGAACGACAACATGCGATAGATGATATTAATAATGGTTATCCTGGGATGGGATATTATGTTTATAATGAAAAAGAACGATGGAATTTTGAAAAACGTGCTTATGAAGTTGAATTAGAAATTTATAAGCGTTATAATGTAGATGAAAAATATATTGAACGATTGAGAAAATTAATGGATAATGAATATAAAGACATTTTTGAAAAAGGAGATGAACAAACATGAAAAAAATGAGAATGGTTGACAAAGCTAAATTTTTATTAAGAGTAATGGAAAGTGATTTAACTCCTGAAGAAAAAGCTAAGAAATTAGAATTTTTAAAAGATGATTATGAATACGAAACGTTTATCAAACTAACTTTTCATGACATTTATATAGCTGTGTTAGATAATTTAGGTATCGAAAAATATACAGGGGATGATGAATTGTTGAAGCATGTAGCTAAAATTTTATAACATTAAAAACTCAATAAAAACTTAATCCAAGCACTTAACAATAGTTAGGTGCTTTTTTTGTACCCAAAAATGGGCTAATTATGTAAATAAACTAAGACGATTTTTCTAGAGAATCGTCTTTTTTTGTTTTTGTCCAAACTTTGACGACACAAAAAGCTAAGCAAACTATAGTCTGGAAAGACTTTAAAAACGGAGGTTTTTATGGATAAAGAAGAAATCCAAAATGTCGACACCGTAGTGGAAGAAGTGGCAACTGCAGAGCCAACTCCAGCACCATTACCACAAGACGAAAAGAAATATACCGATGTTGAAGTCAAAGAAATCATTGACAAGAATTTAGCTCAGTGGAAAGCAACGCAAGAGAAAGAGCAAAGCGAAGCCAAGAAACTAGCGAAGATGAGTGCCGATGAAAAAATCGAATACGAGAATCAACAGCTCAAGAATGAGATTGCTGAGTTAAAACGAACTCAAGCACTTAATGAAATGAGCAAAGTAGCTCGTGGGCTTCTTGCAGAGGAACAAATCAACGTGTCAGATGCGTTACTGGCTCGTTTGATTGATGAGGATGCGGAAGTGACTAAAGCTACTGTATCTGAATTTATCAAAATGTACCAAGCAGATTTAGAAACGGCAGTAAATGCACGTTTAAACAAATCTGCAAAAGTACCAAAAACGCAAAGCAATATCACAGAAATGCCTAAGTGGCAACAAGATTTTTTGAAATAGAGAGGAAGATATAATATATGGCAAATCAAGATTTAAATACAGCTACATCTCGTGATAAGTTTTTAGGAATTATCGAGAAAGTAGTAGCAGCAAACACTTATTCAGCACCATTAGTGCTATCAAATGATGCAATTGTTATGCAAGGTCGTAACTTTACAGTCACAAAAACAGATTTAGCGAAATTACAAGATTACAAACGAAATGACGAAAATAAATTTGATTACGCTCAAACAGAAGAAAAAACTTACAGCTTGGATCAAGAAAAATACTGGGGTCGTTTCGTAGATAAATTAGACGAACGTGATTCTAATGGCGAAGTGAATATCGATTACGTTGTCGCTCGTCAATCAGCGGAAGTGGTTGCTCCATACTTGGATAAATTACGTTTTGATGCAGCTTTAGGAAATGTTAGTCAAAACGTTTCTTATACTGAAGGAGTAGAAGGTAAAGCTTACGAATCTACATTAGATGTATCTGTTATTTTAGATGAATTAGGAGTGGAAAAAGAACGTTTATTATTTGTTACTCCAAGATTCTACAAAGAAATTAAGAAAGAAATCGTTAAATTACCTCAAGGCGATGCTGATAAAGCAGTTTTAGGTAAAGGTTACGTAGGACAATTAGATAACTTTACAGTTTTCAAAGTACCATCTAAATTCTTGCCAGGAGTACAAGCTTTAGCATCAGCTCCTAGCGTTGTAGTATCTCCATTACAAATCAACGAAACAAAACATAACGACAATGTTCCAGGTCGATTTGGGGAATTAGTAGAACAATTATTATACACTGGTGCATTTGTGTTCGATTTTGACCGTAAATACATCATTTCAATTGCATCTGCTAAACCAGCTGAAAAACCAGAAGCACAAGGAACAGTGAAAGAACGTAAGCCAGCTAAGTTTGTAGCAGGTAAATCTTATAAAGTAGACGATAAAGTAACGCATGGTGGCAAAGTTTATAAAGCATTGAAAGCTAACACTGGAGCAACTACACCAGATGCTGACTCTACAAACTGGTCTGCTGTATAGGAGTTGATAACGTATGAATGAACAGTTAAGAAATCTAAAATTATTACTCGGTATTGATGCTGAAGATGAAGAACAGGACGAGTTGCTAGAATTGTATTTGAATCAAGCAATGGACGAGATTCTAAGTTTTTGCAATCGTTCGGATCTGGTCGGTGGTATGCAGTACATTATTCTGGATCTGGCTGTCATTCGATTCAACAGAGCAGGAACTGAAGGGGAGACTTCTCGAAGCGAAGGAGGAGTCTCTCAATCTTTTATTACTGGGTTGCCAGAAAATATCCAACAAAGATTGGCTAGATTCGTTGTGGCTCCAAAAGCTAGGGTGGTGCCGTTCAGATGATGCGACTTAAAGTGAGAGATTTAAAAATCGTTTATTTGAAGCGTAAAGTGGTCGAACGTGATAAGGAAGCGAATGTAATTACTAAGTATTCTGACAATCCAATTCCGTTAAAAATGAATGTCCAATCTTCAGATGGAAGAATGGCAGTAGAACGATACGGAGAGAGATTGAAGTATTACAAGAACTGTAAATATCAGGGTAAAGAGCATTTGAAGGAAGGCGATGGCATTTGTGTTTATGTCAGTAAAGAATCGAAACCAGATTACTTTATTAAGAGTATTCTGGACTATAGTACTCATCTAAACATTGAATTAGAAAGGGTTCTAAAAGAGAATGGAGATTGAAGTAAAAGGAATTGATTCTTTACGAGAAAAGCTTAAGAAGTTACCACAAATACTAAACCAAGCTACTAATCAAGCGATGTTTGAAGTGACTGAAACGATTCGTAGTACTGCCGAAGATAATGCACCAGTAGGAATATACACTGGTGGTGGAGAATTAAAAGGTAGTATTCATGCCATAGTCGATAACGAAGATGGGAAGATAGTCGGTCGAGTTTGGAGTGATAAGAAGCAAGCAATATTTACTGAGTTTGGTACTGGTCCGAAGGGACAAGCAAGTCCAAAAGATTTACCAGAGGGAATTGAACCAGTTTACACACAAGAACGTTGGTTTATTCCCGCAGACTTGTTAGCACCAGGCGTTGCCGAAGCTTATCATTTCAGACAAATCAAAATAGATGGGCAAATCTTCTATCTTTGCTATGGTCAACCAGCACAGCCATGGCTGTATCCTGCAATTAAAGAAAACAAAGACAAGATACCAGAAGTAATGAGTAAATACATTGAACAAGGATTGCGAGGTGTATAGATGATTGAGATTAAAGAGATTGTTGTGAATTTACTGGACAGCGTGGAGGAAATTGCACTTGTTGCTAAAACTTATCCGAATGACTGGACTCAGTTTCCAACAGCAATCTATAAAACATCAGATAAACCATATTCAAGAGATACTAGCGGACCGGAAAATATGACAGAACATACGATTTACATCGAGTTGTATGGCAAGGCGAGCTTAACATCGATTGAAAATACGTTAAACAACAAGTTTAGAGAGATTGGCTTTACTCGAATTATCCGAAGTGATGGAGAGGATCCAGCAACTGGATTAATTCGAACAAGCATTCAATATAAAGGAATCGTAGACAATCGAAATGGATTAGTCTACCACGCATAATAGAAAGGATGATGAAAATGACACAACCAACAGGGTTACTATCAAAAGGAACAACGCTTTCGGTTAAAACTAAAGAGGGCGGAACATTCGTAGTTTTAGAAGGATTACAATCTACTCCAGAGATGGGTGGAGACCCAGAAAAAGTGGATGTAACGACATTAGCAGATAGCATGAAGCGTTATATTCCAGGTATCAAAGATGCTGGAGATTTAGCATTTAAGTTTTTATACGACAACTCAAGTGAAAACACAGCTTATCGTAAGTTAGTTGCATTAGAAAAAAGTGGAGAAATTGCTGAGTTTAAAGTAACTTATCCAGATAACACAGCACATACATTTAACGCTGGTGTTAATGTGAAAATCGCTGGAGCTGAAGTAAATGGTGCTTTAACATTTACAGCAAACTTAACAGTGAATACTGAAATCACAGTTACTAATGCATAAGGAGAGATTACATGGCTAAGAATACAACAATTACTATTGCAGAAAAAGAATATATTTGTCGCTTAGGAGCACAACGTACTACTGAGGTAGAAAAGAAATTGAACAAATCAATTGCTTCAATTTTCATGAGTCCAACAGGCAATCCAACGTTTCCTAAACTAGGAGAAATGTTATTTGTACTACAAAAATCTATCATTAATCACGTTTTAAACGAGAAAGATATGTTAGGGCTATATGATGCTTATGTGGCAGAAGGTGGCTCATATACTAAATTAATCGAGTTAGTACAAACAATATTAGACGACAGCGGTTTTTTCGACAACGGTTCGGACGAGAAAGAAGTGAACGAATCGACAGAGACAGCGGAAGCGGAACAGGACAGCCTGTTCTAAAAACATACAAGAATTTCACTGAGCTATTGGAAGATATGTTTCCAGTAGCTCTTTCTTGTGGTGTGAAAGCATTAGAGTATTGGGACATGACATATCTTGAGATTATGGAAACTATCTATGCTTATCGAGAACAAGAACGTATCGAGTTGCAAAAGATAGCGACAATGAATCATAAACTATCACAGTTGATAGCGATTGGATTCAATTCTCCAAAAGATATGCCAAACATATACGATGCTTATCCATCATTATTTGAGAAGCCAGTTGAGACTAAACAAGACGATTGGCGAATCATGAAAGACCGAATCAGTGCTTTCGCACAGGTTCACAACAAGAAATTAGCAGAGGGGGGAGAAAATGGAACTAGATAAACTAGAAGTCGTTATCACTGCTGATGATAGTGATGTCTCCAAAGACCTCGAAGCCGTTCTGGCAAAGTTTAATGCTTTCTATTCTAAATTGAAGAAACAAGCTAAAGAGAATGCGAATGCGATTCAAGATACGTTCGGATCTGGTAAAGGTACGGAAGAATTAAGTAAGTCTTTTGCTAAGTTTAGTAAAGACACTGCTGAAAACTTCAAGAATTTAGCTAATGCTACTAAACAATTATCGGAACGTATGGATTCACATCTTAGCAATTTGACATCTAAAGCTAAAAGCAAAGTCGGAAAAGATGTAGCTGATATCGTGCGTGATGTGGAAGATAAGATGAAGCAAGCTAATACCAAGCAGAATCTTATCGGAGAGTTGAAGAATAAGCGAACAACTTTAGCTAACAGTGGCGATACGCTTGGAGTAGCTAAGATTGACGAACAAATTGCTCGTTTGGAATCGGCAATGAAGAAACTCCATCAAAGTGCAGTCGATTCAGTAGCTGATATGAAGCATGAGTTTGATTCGATTCCACAGTCTTTAGAAGAAATTGCTAATGCGATGGAAAAGAACGAATACAAAATCATTCAAGCTCAGAAACAACTCAAAGATATGCAAGAAAAAGATCCACGATACATGAAAGATGAAGCTCGTCATAAGCATGAGAAAGCCTTACTGAATCAACAAGATAAAGTAGATAAATTGATTGCTGAAAACGACAGATTAATGAATGTATACGCCAATTTGGAATCACGTTCTTTGCAACTGAAATCAGCTTTGGAAGGTGTAAATACAGAATTAGCGAAACAGAAAAATTTAACTGAAAATCTTCAAAATTCTGCACCAAAAGCAACACCAACACGTAAGTTAGGCAGAAGTCGTGGCGTTCAATCTCCTCATTTTGATAAGATGCAACGGTCTGCTGAGAAGATTCGTAAGCCAGTTGGAGAGTTTAAAAAAGCTAACGGCATTTTAGGTCGATTTGGAAAGATGAAAGCTCCTAAGATGAACTTCTCTCCATTTAGGAGAGGCGGAAACATCTTATCTGCATTTACGAGACGATTATTAATCGCTGGGCTTGCTTACAAGACTTTCAAGTCTATGGCGAGCTATGTTGGTGGAGCTATTGCTATGAATGAGCAATTAGCATCTAGCTTAAACTCGATTCAAGTAAACTTAGCTACTGCATTTTATCCGATTATTCAAGCTGTCATACCAATTCTTCAAACTTTGATTAGTTGGCTTGCAACAGCTATAGGTTGGCTAGCATCGTTTATTTCACTATTATTTGGAACGACTGTATCAGCATCCAGAGCAGGAGCCAAGGCAATGACTCAAGCGATGGGTGATGCTGGAGATTCTGCTGGAGATGCAGCAGATGACACCGCAGATGCGGCCAAGAAAATGAAGCAATCGTTTCTAGGTATCGATGAAATTAATACGCTGGATCAAGACGATGATGACGACAAAGGTAAGGGTAAAGGAAAAGGAGGTAAAGGTGGTAAAGGACCAGCTGGAGCTTGGGACTGGGATATCCCAGAGCCAGAACTGCCTAAATGGCTTACTGGTATGCTTGATAAGATTAAACCGTTCTTAGATAAGATGAAGAAACTATTTACCGATGGTTTCAAGAGTGCGTTTAATCCAAGTGGAATCGATAAGATGATGCAAGCTTTCCAACGCATTGGAAAGAATTTACAAGAAATCTTTACAAATCCTAAATTAGTAAACGCCTTTAGTAACTTCATTGACAAGACTGTTTACGCATCTGGTCAAAAGCTCGGTGCTTTAGCGAATATTGGCTTGTCGATTGCAGAAAACTTAGTCGGTGGATTCGATTTGTATTTGGAAAATTACAAAGGTTATATCATCGATAGATTCACGAATATCTTTGACTCAATGGCACGAATTAATGAGCTTGATGGAATGTTATGGGAAGCGATTGGGCGATTGTCTGAAGTATTCAGAAGCGACTCAGCAATGCAGATTACATCTGACATCATTGCGATTTTTGCCAATGGTTTCTTAGGAGCGGTTGATATCTTCTTAAAATTCAAAACAGATATGACTGAGATGATGGTACTGCCAATCACTGAAAATCTAGGAATCATTCAAGAAAACTTCCAAGGATTTGTCGATGCATTAGTGCCAATTTACGATTCAATAGCCGATGGAGTTACTCACGCATTTAGCTCATTTAGCGATGTATATACTGAGCATATTTCACCATTTTTCGATGGTATGACAAACAGTTTCATTGCGATAGTAGGAATTATCGGAGAGTCTTGGAAAGCCAATATTCAGCCGATTTTAACGGAATTTGGCAATAAATTCAAAGAAGTGTATGAAGCGTATGCTAAGCCAGCTATCGATAATATGATGAGTTTAATTGGGCTATTAGGAGATAAGTTACAAAAGCTTTGGAACGGTGTTATAGATCCGTTCTTAAGATGGATTGCATCGAACATTCTTCCTACATTAGCACCGATTTTTAAAGCAGTCGGAGATATTTTCCTTGAGCTATTTAAATTAGCGGCCAAAATCTTCAACGATATTATCGATGTGATGAAAGGCTTGCTTGAATTTGTGGATAATGTATTTTCTGGTAATTGGGAAGGTGCGATGAATGCTATGGGACAAGTAGTCGAAGCGTTCGGAAGCTTATTTGCAAATGTGTTTAACGGATTGGCAAATATCTTTAGGTCAGCCATCAATGGTGTAATTGGCTTGATTAACGGATTCATCGGTGGTTTAAATCAAATCAAGTTACCAGATTTTTTAGGTGGATTCAGCGTGAGTCTTCCTTACATTCCATACTTGGCAAAAGGTGGTATTGTGGATTCTCCAACATTGGCTATGGTAGGGGAAGCAGGTAAAGAAGCAGTAATGCCACTTGAAAACAATACTGGTTGGATGAACGTTTTAGCTCATAAGTTAGCTAAGTTGATGCCACAACCACAAACACCAAATGCTCCTATGGGAGATATCGTCGTACAAATTGGCGATAGAGAGTTTGGTCGATTTGCGATTAACGAGATTAATCGTGAACAAGAACGAGCAGGAAGAACACTGCTGTATGTATAAGAAAGGGGATAGACAATGAGTGCATTATTAATTAATGGGATAGCCGTTGCTGTCCCTAAATCTTTTCAAGTTGGGGTTACGGATGTGGACGGTAAATCCACTCGTAACAGTAAAGGCGATATGATACGTGATAGAATCACAGTGAAACGTAAGCTTGAGTGTGAGTGGGGACCACTTACTCAAGAAGAAATTTCTACATTATTAAATGCAGTATCTAGCGTATTTTTTAGTGCAAGTTATCCAGATCCGTTAACTGGACAAACAACAAAAGAATTTTATGTCGGAGATAGAACAGCTCCAGCGTATTCATTCAATAACAAGTTTCGTCCATGGAGTGGCTTGTCGATGAATTTTATTGAAAGGTAGTGTGCTTATGAGAGAATATAACAAGGCAATGTTTGGCAAGAATCGTACTCTTGCTATCAAAATAGGCAACTATACTTCAGGAGATATCAATGATGCATCGTTCAACTATGGATTTAACGCAGGAGATACTTACACGACTGGTGGTACAATCGTTGGGACAAGCAAGATTAGCTTTTCCAGTATCATTACTACATTTAATAAGCTTGATAAAATGTATCCAGAAATCGGTATTTTGGTAGAAAAAACGATGGATTGGACGAAGATGGGCGAATACTACATCGATGATATTGAAATTGATAGAAATAGCAATACGACTACATTAATGCTCGTGGATGGGATGTATAAGTTTAATCAACCTTACGTTACGGATCTGACATTCCCAGCTACTGTTAAAGATGTTGTTACTGAGATGTGTACCAAACTTGATGTAGTATTGCAAAATCCAGATATTAGCGTACAGGCGTTACGATATACGATTAATGAGAAGCCTAAGAAAGATAAAATCACATTCAGAGAAATATTAAGCTCGGCAATCCAATTGATAGGAATGTCGGCTTTTTTTAATCGAGATGGAAAGCTTGAGATTCGTGGATTAGAAGAATCGAATATCACAATCAATGCAGAAAGCTACTACTTACACGGATTGAAAAAAAGTGAGATTGAGTATCAGATTGCAGGTATCACTTGTAAAGCAGAAAAGGCTACTTACACTGTTGGATTACGTACTGGTCGTTCGCTTGAGATTCAAAACGACTTCATGACTCAAGGTTATTTGGATGATTTGTATTTCAATTTGAAAAATATTCGATATTATCCATATACCTTAGAGTTTCAAGGGCATTTGAAGCTGAACGTAGGGCAATGGGTAACAGTCGTTACCAATAAGAACGAAACGTATAAGCTTCCAATCTTCTCTTTAAGTTACGATTTCAAAGGTGGCTTAAGTAGCAAGATTAGTGCAGATACGAGAGCTGGAAATGATGCTCAGTATTCTTACACAGGCTCACTTACTAAGAAAATCGAACAAGCTTCAATGGAGATTGAAGATAGAGTGCAAGCTCAATTAGAACAAGCTGACAGAGAATTTAACGAGAAAGTCGAAAAGATTCGTAAGGATGCTGAAGAAAAGAGTAAAGACTATCAAGCAGAATTAAAAGAAAAGCTAAATGAGATTTTTGAGAGTAGTAAAGATGCTTTTTCTGAGAAACTCAAGCAAGAATTTGAGCAACGACTGACTAGTCGAGATTCAGAAATCGAGAAGAAGTTAAATGCTATATCATTTGTTGAATTAGAGAAGCTCAAGCGTGAAATCGAAGAAACTGCTGAATCTGCTCGGATCAATGCTGAGCTGATTGGTGGCGATGGTGGTAAACGATATAACAAGAACAGGCTTGATGGAGCGTTTAACAGAACAATCGAGTTAGGTAGAGATTACATCGAGGTTGGTCATAATGGCGAAGGCTTTGAAGTTGGTAAAGAATACACGATTAGCTGGAGTGCTGAGTGTACTCCATACGGACATCGTAACGTGACATTGAATGTGCTATCGGTGCTATTTGTTGAAGGTGGACACGTTATTTTAAGACCAACAGACACACGATTTCCAAGCATCGAACACGATATTAATAGTAGCAATCGTGTTGTTCCTATGGTTTATTACGGAGATTACAATATCGAGTTTAACGGTAATTGGTACAGACCAAAAGTCACTAGAAAGACAGTGTCAGCAACTATCGAGGAGTTGAGCTTAGATTTCGAATACAAAGCGATAATCGATAGTAATGGCGATAATCGTACTGAAACAGTATGGAGTGAAAATCCACAAATAATAATTGATGGGGGGAATGGATAGTGACAGAAACGATTAGTGCAGAAATAATTAGTGCAGTTTTACAAATGAAACGTATGACTCGTGAACAGTGGCGTACTAGTCAGTATGTCCCTAGACAAGGAGAGCCTGTGTGTGAAAGTGATACAGGTTTTATGAAAGTAGGAGATGGAACACACCGTTTTCCAGATTTAAAATATTTGACTGGTCCACAGGGGCCACAAGGGATTCAAGGTGTACAGGGTCCTCCAGGACGAGACGGAGTCGTAACATTTGAAAACTTGAGTCAAGCACAACGTAATTCTCTTAAAGGCGATAGAGGTGATAGAGGCGAACAGGGTCCCCCTGGACCAGTAGGTCCTAGAGGAGCAGATGGAGCTAGAGGAGCAGATGGAGCTAGAGGAGCCACAGGAGAACGTGGAGCTATTGGTCCAGCAGGACCAGTCGGTCCAACTGGAGAACGAGGTCACTCATTAACAGCTAATGTACGTATTGAAGGTAACTATCGTAACGGTGTGAACAGTCAATTAAATGTTATTGCAGATGTTTATTATGACGGTACTAGATTAACCAGTGGATATACAGTCGATTTTTACTATCGTGGATTCGGCAATAACAACTGGACTAGCCAATTAAACCAACAACCAGACTCTAATGGTAAGTTTGCCCAATGGAGCCCAGCACAACGTAGTGGTGGGTATCTTGAAGTGTATATTGTCGTCACTTACCAAGGGATTAAAGCAGCAGCTAATACGAGATTGGATAATGTGCAAGATGGAGCTAGAGGTGCGACTGGAGAAAGAGGAGCTACAGGTGAACGTGGACCGGTAGGACCACAAGGTGCGACAGGCAGTCCTGGTCAAAATATTATCAATCAACGTACTGGTCAAGCTATGAAATACTGGTTAGGAAGCAAAGCTGAATTCGATGCTATTAGCAACAAAGATGCTGGTACTGTTTATGATTATTATGCGTAGGTGGTGGAGATATGGTAAGAAAAGGTATTTATGTGAACGGTAAAGAAATCGTTGCTAGATATGTTGGAGATAAATTGGTTTGGAGAAAAGGAGTGGATATGCTGATAGCAAACATTACACCAGACTACATAAATTATAATGAGTATTCATTATTATCTATTGTGAGAGGTAGTTTTACAACGTTGCGTCAAGCTACATTTTACAATGTGAAGTTGGTTATAAATGGTAACGTTTTTCCTTATTTAGCAGATGAAGTCACGTTAAGTCCTAACAATCCAATAGCACGAATTAAGTTTGCACGTTGGAGTGACCTTCAAGATTGGGAAATTATAACTAGAAGAAGCAGTCATCCCCATATCAGAATGTTTATAGAGGAGTAATATATGCACACAACAATACAAAATAACAAGAATCCAACACAAGAATTAAATGGAAGATACTACCAAACTTTCACACCAAGAACACCACAAGAATTGATTAAAATCCATCACATGGGCTGTATTGGGAATACCGAACTCAAGAACATCCAACTTGAAAAAGGAAACACACCAACAGGATTTGTAGAGCCAAAAATCACACAGATGGAGACATCTGGGATCTTGAATGATTTGAGGGCATTGAATCTGATGCTGACTGATGTTAACAGTGACTTGTGGGGACGAATCAAAGCTAATAACAAAGGAATGCTTACCGAGTTTTTCGATTCAAGCATCAAGAGTGCGATTGCAACATCAGCCAATAACATCATGCAACAAATCAATAGTACGCTAAATGGCGATTATTCCTCATTTAATCAACGTTTAGATGCATTACGTTCTACAGTCAAGAATGAAGCAGTATCAAGTACAGTAACTCAATTAGCTGATACTTACGATAGGAAAATTGCTACAGCAAACGAGAACGTAGTATCACGAGTCAATCAGTCGATAAATAACGTGACAACATCCGTGCAAGAGTTAGAACGTGGAGTCGTCAAGCGTAGCGACATTTCAGTAACAGCAAATGGTTTAAGTTTCGGATCAAGCAAGGTAATCGATGGACAAACGTTATCGAGCATCTTAAATGTAACGCCAAACATGATGACAGCTATCACTAAACAAATGAGAGTAACAGGTGATATGCTTGTAAATGGAGCGATTACCAGTGATAAGATTCAAGCTAACAGTATCAAAGCTGGGCATTTAGCTAGTGGAAGCATCAGTGCATCTAAATTAGATGTAGATGATGCTTTTTTTGATACTCTTGTGTCGAAAGAAAGTTTTTTTACAAAGATGCAAGCTAAAGAAGCTTTTATTCATGCTGTACAAGCTGTTAAGATTACAGCGACTCAATTGTCTGCTGAATTTTTATCCGCTTATAAAGGTAACATTGGTGGTTTCCAGATTGGTCAAATCAAAAAGACAGATATATATGGAAACACAACATATTATCCTGGTAAATACATTACAGGAGAAGACCAATTCAAAATAGGAATGAGTAACGGATCTTTAAATTCTCCTGGTCGAGCGGCCTTGTGGGTAAACTGGGGGCATGATTGGGGAACGTTTCCAGAAAATGGATGGGTTGTCACTCACGATGGAGCGATGTATGCTAATAATGGTGCTTCTTTTAAAGGGCAAGTATCTATCAATGGTTCGTTATACATTGAACCGAAAAGTGGAGAGTTTTTCTACAAAGGAAAATCATTAGGAGATTTACTGAGAGGGAAACTCCCGATGGATAACATCACTCTTATTGAGAGAAAAGAGGATGCGAATGGTCCGTTCGTTGGTTTTACCAGCTCATATGGAAATGTCTTTGTGAGGGTACAACCTTGGTCAGATAGAAAGCTAAAAAGCAATATCTCAACAAGTACAGTAGATGCATTAGCATCGATTAATAAACTAAATGTATATGAATATGATTTTAAAAAGGATAGTACAGAATACCATAAGAACATTGGTTTGATTGCCCAAGAAATTGGAGAATATCTACCAGATGCTCATGACAAGATTGATGGTATTGAAACGTATAGTCCTTTTTTCTTTATCCCATATTTAGTGAAATCTATTCAACAATTATCAATAAAAGTAGAAGAATTAGAAAGGAAATTGCAACATGAATAACAAACCAACAGCAATCGAGTATTTGGCTCAAGAAATTACAAGACTTTCAGTAGAAAAAGCATATTTACAAGAAGCATTATTTGCAGAACGAGCTAAGACTGCAGAATTAGAAGAACAATTAACAAGTCCAACTAAGAAAGGGGATAAATAATTATGGTGATGACAGGATACGAGGTAAAAAGTAAATTTTTAAAACAAGATATGACAGAGGTAGTGGTATGCAAAGAGCTACCGTACACGTATGTACAACGCCAACTACCTGGCAATTTGCTAGACAAATCAGACGAGTATTTAATTCAACGAGTGATGGATTTAGTTAATATGGAGTACGATCCGTCAAGTGCTATTGCACAATTATCTTCTTTAGCACAACGAGTAGAAGAACGTTTAACAAAAGTAGATGACTTAGCAGTGAAGACTGAGAAAACATCTGAAACTACTCAAAAATCATTACTTGAGTTGACTGAACAAGTATTTAATGTAACTGCTGATTTAGAGGCTTTAAAGGCGAGCCACTATGAAGAAGTTGAGCATCCAACAACTGACACAGCTCCAACTACAGCTCCTACAACACCACAACCGGTTGCTGAAACTCCAGCACCTACTACCACTACTACTGAACAACCAGTAGCAACACCAACTACAACAACAACGGAGGTCGAACACCATGACGAAACACCAAGTGCAAGTACACCAAACAACGACAATCAAACAGAATCTACAGAACATCCTAGCACGCCTGCAAATGGCACTATCGCTAGTATTTAAACGAGGGGGAGATAATATGACAAACTTAGTAATGTTAATTGCAATCAATATCATCGCAGGACGATACACTTATGAACGAGTACCTGTGAAATTAAAAAAACGAGTATTAGAACAATTGCAAATGTCTGGAGTAACTGTGAATGAGCAGGGAGAGTTAGTGGAATATAAACGCTAATTCTCTTTTTTAGTATTGTTGTAGGAGTGAAGTAAGATGAGCGAGAGTGTAATGTTAGCGTTGATTCCTGCCTTGTCCGCCATCGTTACTGTTTGGATACAGGCAGGAAGAAAGCGAGATGCAGATGATATTAATGCTAAGATTAATCAAATCCAATCTGTAGTGAATGAAATTACAGAAATAGGAAAGAAAAATAATGCAGATATCACAAAACTAAATGATGGAATTTTAACAATAGAAAGATATCGTTTAGAAGAAGATTTACAAAGAGCTTTAAAACGTGGCTACACGACAAATGAAGAAGTTAGACGATTATCTGAACTGTATGGATCGTATAGCGGATTGCATGGCAATGGATACATTAGCCCGTTATTTGAGCGATTTTTACAATTACCAGTGAGAGGATGATAGAAATGAACGAATTAACACAAGTGGTAACTCAAGGAGCATTAAGTGTATTAGTAGTATTAATCGGTTTACTATTCAAAGAATTAAAACGATTTTTAGAAACTAAAGCCGAAAACATCAAAGCTAAAACGGATCTGAAGCAATATGAATTAACAAAGAGTATTGCTAAGACAGTCGTTGAAGCAGTGGAGCAAGTCTACAAAGATGTAGTCGATGCTAGTCAAGACAAATTAGCATCTGCTGAAAAACGATTGACTAGCGAATTAGAATCTAAAGGCATCTACATTGATGACAATGCTAAACGCATGCTGATTGAATCAGTCGTGAATGGAATGAACGATTTGAAAAATATGTAATTTTAATTAAGGGATAGGTCGAAATGACTTATCCCTTTTTTATTTAGTAAGGAGGGCAATATGAGAAAGATAATCAAACGAAAAATTCATATATCCACACATAAGCGAGACCTTATCGATTTTATTAACGATGAGTTTTATTCTCATGATAAGCATAACGCATTCATAGAATTTACGATGAAATCATTACCAACCGATAATATTATTGCCTTATTTTATTTCCAGAAAACGAAACGTTACATTGAAACAAAAGCGTTCGTTGATGGAGATAAATTTACAATCGAGTTTGATACTAGCTTAATCACTGCAGATGAAACTGTTCTTGGATTCATCTATTTCGAAAAAGTAGCTCAATCAGCCGATGTACATCGCTTTAGTTTTGGCGTTAAAGTATCTGAGATTGATAAATTACATGATATGCCAATTGAAGAAGCTAAAACAAAACGAGTTGTGGCGATTGAGGATATTGTGACTAAATCTGAATTAGATGAGTTATTTAAACGTATCGAAAAAAACGGTGGCACTTATAACGACACTGAGATTCGTAGCTCAATTTCTTCTATAGAAGAACGAGTACACACTTTGGAATCTAAGCCAGATAAAGATACGGTATATGATGATAGCGATGTTAAGAATCGATTGAATGCACTAGAAAGCAATGCTAGTAGATATCTGACTGAACACCAACCGTTGACTAGTATTGAGGAACGTATTCAGCAAGTGGAAGCACGATTCAATAATCTTAGCAATATTTATCTGTCTAGCCACCAGTCATTGGACCACTTAGCTACTAATGATGCTTTGGATAAACTTGCACAGCGTGTGGAACAGTTAGAACAGAATAGAGGTAGTCAACCAGCAGTGGATAACCACGATTTTGTAACACGAAAGGAACTAGAGGATAAACATTATCTTACTAGTGTTCCAGAAGAGTATGCTAAGAAATCTGACCTGTCTACTGATTCTGAATTAAGAAATAAAATAACGCAGTTAGAAACTAACAGCGTGACGAAAGAAAAAGTAGAATCGGTAGAAAGTCGTGTACAAGTGTTGGAAAACAAATCTGTAGTGACTCACGAAGAATTAGAAAATGCAGGATATGCTAAAACTACAGACTTAATTAATTTAGCTACTAACTCAAAAGTAGAAGCAGTAGAAAGTCGAGTGTTAGCGCTAGAAAACAAACCTGCTGTAGTTCCACAGGGATATGATGACAGTGGATTGAGTAGGCGTGTATCTGCTTTAGAAGCTAAACCAGAAGTAGATGTTTCTATGTTTGCTAAAAAAACCGAAGTGCCTACTATTGATTCAGTTAACAATCTATTACGCACACAAGGGGAACAGGCGACTAAAATTTCTGTTTTAGAAAGCAAATCTGCTTATGAGATTCACGGAACTGGTATGCCTAATGGTAGTGTAACTGCTCCAATCGGCACAACTTATGTCGATATGTCAGTTACTAATGGAGCGTTGAAATGGATAAAACAATCCGGATCTGGCAATACTGGTTGGAAAGTGTTGATTGGAGATACTGGTTGGAGAACTCTTAATAGCGTATCTAGAGCAGGAAACTCGTTCATTAAAATCAGACGAGTAAACAATCTTGTGACTTATCAGTTTGGTGGACTTTCATGGGGTTGGTTTGGAGTTGGTAGACGAGGTGGACCTGGATTTTTAAGACATAATAGTAGTGGCGACAAAGGGGCTAAAGTTATTGCTCCTAACGGAATTCCAGAAGGTTTTAGAAGTGAAAATTCGATTGTAGGACCAACGTATGATGACAAGGGTAGACCATATGGTATTTGGTACTTAGGTGGGAAATCTGACTTAAATTTCATCCAATTTACTTTTAACGAAAATATTCCAACTGACAAAGATATTGGAGACATTCGAGTGAGTGCCGTTAGTTATATTACTGATGAAGACTGGCCAACTCGATTACCTTAATAGAAAATGGAGAGTGATAATATGGTAAAAGCAATAGAAGTAGTAAATGAAGCATGCTATTTAGCAAATCGTGGGATTGGAGTAGATGCAGATGGGTTTTTCGGTACACAGTGTGCCGATTTGCCTAATTACATTAGTATCAATTATTTTGGCAAAAGATTAGGTGGTAATGCTATTAACTTTTTAGATTCAGCACAAGAAAATGGCTATTACGTAAAATACAACGCTCCAGACGACATTAATCCAAAAGCTGGAGATGTATTCGTAATGGATACGCAAGCATTATACGGACATCCGTTTGGGCATACTGGAGTCGTTATTGAGGACAGCGATGGCTATACTATTAAAACAGTTGAACAAAACATCGATGGCAATGCAGATGCATTAGAAGTCGGTGGACCAGCACGATACAATACAAGAAGTTTTGTTGGAATCGTTGGTTGGTTCAGACCGCCATACGAAGATGAAGCAGATGCTACTGAAACCGGATCTGATACAGAATCTGTAATCGATGATTGGAAAGAAATTAATGGTGCGTGGTATCGTTATGATGCTGATGGCGAATTAATGGTAAGTCAATGGTTCTATAAAGATAGTAAATGGTACTGGCTCAAAGACGATGGTGCTATGGCTAAAGGTTGGCACAAAATCGACAACAAATGGTATTTCTTTAATTCAGATGGCTCAATGCACGAAGGTTGGCTAGAGTATTATGACAAGTGGTATTACTTGAATCCATCTGATGGCGATATGGTCTCTCGTGAATGTAGAAATATCAATGGCGATTGGTACTATTTCAATGAAGATGGCGATATGCTTGAAAAAGCAAATATTGTCGTTGATGAAGATGGAAAAATCCACTTTTAATTAAATAAATATAATCTTGACTACTCCCCTATCTGCTCTTGTGGATAGGGGGATTTTTTTGTATAATCATGGCTATAGAGGGAGTGTTGCGAAGTGGAGATAAATGAAGATGTACGTAAGTTTTTAAAGGAACAATTACAGTTGTCTGAAGATATTATGGACGACTTAATAGATTATGATCCTGAAGAACCTGTTTATGCAGTGTATCAATATTTTCCAGAAATAAACGCTATTGGAATTGGTGATTATTGGTACGCAGAAGAACCATACGTAGAAGAACCAGAAGTAGAAAAACTAGACGTAGATGAAGCTATGGAGTCCACACGGTTATTGATGGAACATTATGAAGAATTAGAAAACTTGAAAGAAGAATGTACTGTACAGATGACTCTATTGGAATTGAATATGAGACACACCAGACAATTAGAACAAATTGTAGAGATTATAGAAGGAAATGAATTAGAACTGGATTAAAAGCTACTATTATATAGTAGTTTTTTTATTTTGTTAAAAAATAATTATTGACAATTAAATAATTTAGTAGTACTATTTAATTGTTGAAAGGAGTTGATAATTTGGAAAAGAAAGTAGGAAGACCATCAACTGGCTTGTATCGAAAGAAACAACTGAAGATATATGTAACAGATGATGAGTACAGAAGAATCAAGCATCTTGCTGAATTGAAAGGTATTTCTGTTAATCAATTTATTTTAGAAAAAATTTTAAAATAGTTGTTGACATCTAAATAATTTAGTAGTACTATTTAATTACAGAAAGGAGTTGTAATGAAAAATAAAATAAAAAAGAAGCTACTCACTGCGACATGAAATAGCTTCTAAAAAAGCATTGAGGATATCCCTCATGAAAATCTTATCATTCATGAGCGGTTCCTGTCAAATAAACAAACAAGAGAGGGAATTACAATGAAAAAATTATACATCAACTTAAACCAAACAGAAACAAATAGCTACGAATTAGAAAAATTAATATTCGAAAAAATGGTAAATGATTACTTTTGTTTTGATACTTATCAAGAGTTAGCAGAATTTATTAGACAATATTGTTTTAAAGAAAGTAAAGAATTTGAATCAAACATTCCATTCGATAGCCGATTTGAAGAATTTGAATCAGATCCGGAAGATGATGATGCTTATAATACATTTTACGAAACTCTAACAGAAAAAGATTTTGAAGAAATCTGCTATGAATATAATAGAGAAAACAATATTGAATACATCGAGTTTGATGTAGATGCTGAAATTAAATACTTCAGCAAAGATACAAAAGAATTATTAGATGAATATACAAAAGAAGAACAAAGATTAATCGTATTAAATTTTTTAGATTATCCAAGCAATCAAATTGAATCAGAAGTTGTTGAAAAATTCGAAATCGATGATGTCGAGTTTGCTGGAATTAGTTGCAAATTAAATTTTAGATATCATCATTAAAATAGTAAAAGGTGCTACTAAAAATAGCACCTTTTTTGTTCCAAATTTGTTCCGTGTTCCGTAAATGTTCCGTGAAATTGGCGATTTCAAGAAGTGCTAGGAACGCTAGAAACGTTGATTTGACAACGTTTTGCAATTTGAGGAAATACTAGGAAATAATAAAAACTGCCCCCTACAGGCATAGTACCACGTTGATATAACAACGTTTCTAGGACTTTTGTTCCTTGTTTGTTCCGTGAATTAAAATATTTAAAATTTTGTTATTATCCGATTCTTCCAATTCTTTTATTACATGAGCGTATGTTTCCATAGTTATTGTCGGACTAGAATGTCCTAGTCGTTTACTGATTGTTAAAACTTGTATTCCTTTCGATAATAAGATGCTTGCATGAGTATGTCTCAAACTATGAAATCTTATCTTGCGTTCTATACCTGCTTTTAACAAAGAAGTTTTTAAAACTTTATTGACACCTTCACTTGTGATATCTTTAAAAACACGTTCTTGATTTTGAGGTAGTTGATATAGTATCTCCATTACTTCTTTTGGTATCACTATCGTTCGTTTTGCAGATTTTGTTTTTCCATCAGTGAAATCATTCGTATGAATATAATCGAATCCTTTTTCAATTTTGACAGTACATTTTTTTCTATTTAAATTATCCCATGTTAAACCTAAACATTCGCCTAAACGCATTCCACTTACCATAGCAAGTAGAATAATATATTTGGATATATATCTTGGATCAAGAGAATTAATAATAACATCATACAATCTATAATATTCATCTAACGATAAGAATTTGGTTTCTTCTTCAAATGTACGGCTATCGTTTCCTTTAATTTTGGCATATTCGCATGGATTTTTAATCAATACATCCGTTCTAACTGCATGTTTGATAGCTCCAGCTACGTATTCATGATATTTCATTACGGATTCAGTAGATAATCGTTCAGCTAATTTGTTTAAATAGGCTTGATAATTATCTGGAGTGATATCTTTTAGCATCAGATTATAATTAGATTCTACATATCTGATTACCATATCTATTCGTTTCAAAACGCCGACCGATACCGTACCATCTTTATACAATTTTTTCCAAGATTTCATGTAATCAGCAAGATACATTTTCTCTTTCGTAAAATTCTTACCAAGTAATAATTCATTTTCACGTTTGATTGATGCATCTTTTGCTTCAGCTTTGGTCTTAAAGCCACTTTTAGACACAGCTTTTTGCGTACCATTATCATAATAATAAACTTTATAAGCCCACGTTTTGCCACGTTTGTATAGACTTGCCATATTTACCAACCTTTCTTTTTGTGGTAAAATAGGGCATATCAAATAGCCCTATTTTAGGGTGATTTTTTGTGAAAGCATCGTGCTACTTCCGCCAAGATGAAAGCACGGTGTTTTTTGTTTTAAAAAACTACAGTTCCAACATATTTTAATGTATCATCTTCAGATACTATAATATCTTTATATTTCTTATTTAATGATACCAATCTAATAGAATTATCTGTAATATATATCTTTTTAAGATAAGCTTCACCGTTAACAATAACTGCACCGATTGTTCCATTTCTAAAATCTGTTTCTCTTTTAATGAATACATAATCGCCATTATTAAACGTTGGCTCCATTGAATCCCCATTGACTTTCAAACAGAAATCAGTTCCATTTGGAACCATATTAGAACTAAAGTTGATTGTTTCAACTTGTTCATCATCGAGATATAATCCAGTACCTGCAGAAATACTTCCATAGAATTTCACTTCATACCAGTCTGCTTCTTCTTCAATATAATCATTGATGTTTCTTATCTTATTATTTTGTTCATTAAGTTGTTCAGTAGCAAAGTTGTAGACTTTTTCTTTTCTATCAGAATTTAATTGATTATAAATGGTTGTGATGTTGTTATTATCATCTTGATAAGCTTCAAACAACTCTTTAGGTGAAACACCTAATGCTTGAGCGTATATATTTATATCGACCTCATCTAAAGATCGATTTCCATTTTCGTGATTAGAAATTGTATTTTGTCTCAATCCTGTTAACTTACTCAATTGAACTTGAGTTAAACCTCGACTTACTCTTATCTTTTTAATGGTTTTACCTAGAATATTCATAATTAAGTAACCACCTTTTTCTTTTGATAATCATATTATAATAAAGCGAGAAAATAAAAGCAATAAAAATATCTCAAAAAGAGATAAAAAAGTTGTTGACAAATATCTCATAGTGAGATATTATATCGTTGTGAGGTTGCTCAGCACCTTAACAAAATAAAGAGAGGAGTTATTTTCAATAAAGATGAAAGGTGGTGTAATAGTTTGACAAATAAAAAGAAATTACAATCTCTTTTTTTAAAACCAAAAACTAACTTACGAAAAGAACGTTTATCACGAGAGTATACAACTGCTTATATGGCGAACTTAGTAGGGTTAGAAAGAAGACAATACGAAAAAAGAGAAGCAGGAGAGTTTCCGTTTAAAGATTATGAAATGGAAATCATCGCAAAAGAGTTTAAACAATCAGTTGTAGAACTCTTTTTTTAAGAAATAAAATATCTCAAATTGAGATATCAAGAAAGGAGAATGCATTTCATGATGGATAAAGAAACGACAATAAAAGAGTTTCTAGAATTCAGAAGCAAATTTACAAAAAGAGAATGGCACGAATTAAATCAAGCTA